TAAGGGGTGGTTTAAAAAATTCTGAAGGATATAGGAAAACTATACTAGAACAATTAAACGCAAGGAAAGCTGACGGAACTCCGGATAGAATAGCTAGAGCGGAAGCTCGTGGTAAAGTAGCAATGGGTACAGCATTAAACGCTTCATTATTCTACGCAGTAAATAACTATGCTGAGAATATAACTGGAGGTGGACCTACTGATTACAAACAAAGACAAGCTTGGTTAGCATCCGGAAAACTTCCTTACAGTATAAAAATACCAGGTACTGATACATGGATCAGCTATCAACGATTAGACCCGCTTGCTACAGTAATTGGAATATATGCTGATTATAAAGACTTATCTGAAGATAATAAAATAACAGCCGCTAACAGTGAAGATTTAGATAAATTGATGGCTGTTACTTTTGAAGTAGGTGTTAGAAATGCAACGGATAAATCGTATCTAGCGGGTGTTAATAAAATATTAAAAATGTTATCGGGTGAAGGGACTTTTGGTAAAGTGTTGGGAGGAGTTGCTGGCGGTTTTATTCCTAACATCATACCTCAAGGTGCTTCTATTACAGGAGATCAGCACATGAAAGAAGCTAGGGGTTTTGCTGATGTTATCTTAAAACGCATACCTGGCACTGATGTAGACTTAAAAAGAAACCCATTAGGTGAACCTGTTGTAATTCAACAATTTGAAGGTGTAGCAGGTATATTAAATCCATTAAATCCTTTAGCTTGGGGTTTTGATAAAGACGATAAAGTAGCCAAAGAACTTGCTAATGTTGCTCACGGATTCTCGGCTCCTAGTACTAAACTAGCAGGTGTTATAGAACTTACAGACTTCATTGGACCAAACGGTAGGAGTGCTTACGATAGGATGTTAGATTTACAATCTAAGCTTGTTCTTAATGGCATGACTCAACGACAAGCGTTAAGTAAACTTATTAAAGATAAAAGATACCAATCACTTGATCCTAAATCTTTTGTAGGTTTACCTAGTGAGCGTGTTAAATACATCAATAGAATACTTAGTAGATATAAGAAGGCTGCTAGAATGCAAATGCTTAGGGAGTTTCCTGAGATCATGCAAATGCAGCAAGAAGTAAAATCAGCAACAATAAGTGGAGTACCTAGAGAAGATGTGCTTGAACTCCTAACTCAATAGTTAATAATATATTATCATGGCTAACACCTACGTAGACTACACTGGCAACGGCAGCGAGACCGACTTTAACTTTTCATTTCCGTATATTAAGACATCACACGTTGCTGTGGAAGTCAATGAAGGACAAGGAGCAGGAGGGCTAAACAAGTGGGTACGCAAGATGTTGACCACCGATTACACCGTTCAAACTTCTCCGAATACTTTTGTGCGGTTTACCACGGCTCCCGCTTCCAATGTAAAGGTACGAGTGTTACGAGACAGTGAGGCGAACGAAGGAATCGTAGACTTTGCGAACGGATCTGTACTTACTGAAACAGAACTTGATAACTCCTACCAACACAACCGCTACCTCGCTCAAGAAGCAGAGGAAGGTATAACAGGTGGTGCTTTAACAAAAAACGCTACATCCGGACAGTTTAACGCTGATGCTTTACGCCTTGAGAACTTAGCTGATCCTGACAGTAACGACGATGCAGTTAACAAAGGATATGCAGACGGTCGTTATGTTGATGTAGCAGGGGATACGATGACGGGGTCACTGACTCTTAACGCTGATCCATCCTCTAACTTACACGCCTCCACGAAACAATATGTAGACAACAACGACGCTCTACAAGTTACTAAGAGTGGTGACACGATGAGCGGAGAGTTGAACATGGGCAGTAATAAAGTTACTAACTTAGCTGACCCGACTGTCGATGCTGACGCTGCTAATAAGAACTATGTAGATGATACAATTACTACATCTCTTGCTACAGGTTCTCCTCCTCCAGGTGTACAACTCGCTACGGCTCAGATACAAGACGACGCTATTACATACGCTAAGCTTCAGAATGTAGCAGCTAACAATGTATTACTTGGTAACGACAACAGTGCGGGTGTTGATGTTCAAGAACTTACAGCAACTGAAGCACGGGCTTTATTAAATGTAGCAGACGGTGCAGAAGTAAACGTACAATCAAATTGGAACGAAGGAGATACTAATAGCGATGCATTTATCCAGAACAAACCTACTATACCAACTAATAATAATCAGCTCACTAATGGTGCTAATTATATTACAGATGCGGATGTAGCGTCTAACTCAGCTGTAGCTGCTAACACTGCGAAGGTATCAAATGCTACACACACCGGAGACGCTACAGGTGCTACTGCTCTTACACTTGCTACTGTTAATAGTAATGTAGGTTCGTTCACTAACGCTAATATTACAGTTAACGCTAAAGGATTAGTAACAGCTGCTAGTACGGGTAGTGGCGGTGCTGTCAATAAGTACAGCACAGGATGGCAAAACTCTATAGACTCTGTAACTGTAGCGAACGGCAGTACTCACACTATTACACATAACTTAGCTACTACAGATGTACTGGTTAATGTTTATGTGAACTCATCAGCATCAGACACGAACGCTCAACAAATACACAGCAATATACACAAAGATGCTGCTCAGTTTGATTGTGGTGCTTTAGTTACTTCTTTGAGTAGTAATTCTTTGGAACTACAATTAGGTGAGAATGGTTATAATGATATTACAAGTTCAGGTGTATTAATAACTACCAGTCTTGCTAGTAAATATCTAAAAGTAGTTGTAATAGGATGATTGAATCCCTATCTAGTTTTCTTAACACCGCTCTTGTCATTGCACTTAGCGTTATCGGGTGGATTATTAAACGCATCATTGAACGATTAGACCTTGGTGATAAACGACTTACAAAGATAGAAGTGGAGTTAGCTGCACAGAGAGAAAGAGATGCTGCTGTTGAAAGTAGAATAGGAAAGGTTGAGACTGCTATCAATGAGATGCACAGTAAGCTCGACCGCATGATGGAAATATTAATGAGGAAATAGATATGCCAAAAGGATTATACGCAAACATAAACAGAAGAAAGAAACTCGGTATTAGCCGTAGTAAAAAGAAGTCAACTATATCGCCAAAGGCTTACGCTAATATGAAGCGTGGGTTCCCGAAGAAGAAGAAGTGAGTGTATCGTTGTCGATAGGTAGAGGCGAGAAGTCTCGTAAAGGAGGGCTGACTGCTAAGGGTAGACGGAAGTACAATCGTGCTACTGGTTCTAAACTTAAAGCTCCTCAACCTGGCGGTGGTCCACGGAAGCGTTCCTTTTGTGCACGGATGTCAGGAGTCAAAGGACCGATGAAAGACAGTAAAGGACGACCAACAAGAAAAGCTTTAGCGTTGCGTAGATGGAAGTGTTGAGATGCTTCGACGAGCAAAACAGACGGTTAATCCGTTATCAGCACAATCACGATCGCTGGCGGTAGGTGCAGCAGGAGAACTAGAGGTTTTAAAGAGTGACTTCGAATCGGATAAAGCGATCAAGGACTCCAAGATATCTACATTAGAAGCTGATAAAGCAACACAAGACGGTAAACTAACAACACTGGAAGCTGATAAAGCAAGTAAAGATACACGCATGAACACCGCTGAAACAAAGATAACAACACTAGAGAACTCTTCTACTGGTATAGTTGACGGTGGTCGCTCTAACTTGAGCCATGTTGAAGCTAATGCAATCAACGGAGGTAGTGCAGTAGTATGACAGTAAGAAGAATATTTTTAAGACGGGACACCGCAACTAGTTGGTCAAGTAACAATCCGATACTTTCCGAGGGAGAGCCGGGTTTTGATACAACAAATGAAATACTAAAGATCGGTGATGGTGTTACTGCGTGGAACTCTCTATCGCAATTCCAAGGACCAGCGGGTGTAGCGGGACAGGACGGACAAGATGGTGCTGACGGACAGGACGGACAGGACGGACAGGACGGTGTACAGATAAGTACCTACACGAAATCCTCCCTACCTCTAGCTGCTACTGCTGGAACAAATGCCTTAGTTACTGACGGTACAATTGGAGGTACTCCTACGATGTCATACTTTTACAACGGAGTATGGTACAGAACTTTTGATAACTCGGTAATTAGTAATAAGACAATCGATCTATTTATATTAGCGGGTCAATCAAATGCACATGGTCACGCAGATGTGTCTGATCTATCATCCGCACAGGCGACACAAGACGGGCTGTTCTATACCTCTTGGCATGACAGCACTTCTAACGCTGAATCCACTCAGAACTACTCATCTTGGGCAACATCGTTGGTAGCTGGTAGCACAAAAGGAGACGGCAACAATCTAGTCA